AAACTCATCCCATGTACAACAATGACCTGATTTTTCTGAACCAATAAATATAATATCTTCTACTGTATGACCAGAATTTTCTATAGCTTCTATAGTTTCTTTAAGCAAGTTTGCCATGTTTATTCCTTATCTAACATTAGTTTATCCAACGATTCACTCCAACACAACAAAGCTATCTTTTCTAAGTCTTTAAACGGTACAAAGATTCTTCTTTGTTCTTTATGTTCTGATGAGTATTGTACTATGCTTTGGGTTTTAGTGCAATACAAATAAGAAAAGTTTTCTGGTTGTTGTAAATTTGTCATAGGGTTTCCTCAATCAATGACTAATTTCTTAACTTCTTCTACATAGTAGTCAATATCGACATCACCATCAAAGTCTTTCATGTTATTACACGTTTTTACTTTCCATTGGCTATCAATTGACAGTCTACGATATTCTTCTTTACCTTCTAGTGGTGGCATGATCTTTACCAAACTACCTCCTTGTTTACTAGGATAGTACCTACAAATACGTTGTTGCTCAATTTCTGTACCATCATCCATAACCATAACAAGTCTTGAATTACGAGGTACTTTTGTGCGTAACAGAAAATCGAATATATGTCCTTCTTTTAGTCTTTGTTGAATAAAATCTTCAATGTTTATATCATGTAACATCTTTGCTTCAGCAGCCATAGGAATAACCAGAGCAGACTGATTCATGTGCCAACCTAAACCTTCATATTGGTATATACCTTTACGTTTGACCTTCACACGGGACCCTTTCAATAATAAAACCTTTGAAATTTACCAAATCACAATTGTATTTCTGAAATTTTCCAAGAACACCGTTGAGTTTCAATCTTTATAAACTCCTATATAATTATTTACGTTAGCAATGTACATTGCTGAATAATCAACACGTTCCATTTGTAGATTTACTAGATTCTCCCATTCTTTTACAATACTATCCATTATTTCATAATGATCGCTGTGTACACACAAAGTAATACCGTCTGTATTAGCCATCACCATCTTAAACTTCAGGTTACGCTGATAGAACATATCAACCAACAAACAAAGCGTCAGTTGCCCACCAATCGTAATTGTCATAGTAAACTTAGGATCATAGAATACACTATATTTATCGTTTGATTTACCATAGGTTCCGTTTAACGCAAGTTTCAGCATTGCATTTTCAGCAGAACCTTTCTTGTGTACAGTACGTTCATCGTACATTGACTTATAAATATCGCAGAATGTCTCGCCTAAATGTTCAGGGTACACCCTGTTTGAAATAGCTAAATTAGGATAGAAACTAGCAACATCAAGATCAATAATTCCCCAGTTTTTATTTTCCTTGATTACTTTATTACTAAGGCTACCGTGAATACCACCAGTACCAAAGTCAAACCTAAATCCATCTACTACTACATTTAATGTTTCGGCAACTTTCCAACACCCATAGTATGACTTCTTTGGTACTCTAACCTTCTTTGGTTTCTTTGTAAAGTCAGGTGAACCATCTTCGCACAGTGGTTGCTCTGTGACATGATTTCCTTCCGAATCAAACAAATACTCTGTAGATTTCAACTCTTGTTCTTCAACCCAACCCATCGGATGTTGCTTTTTAAACTCAACAATATCTTTCTCAGTAGGTTTCTGTTTAAACTTTTCTCGTTTTACAGACATTTCCGCATACTTTGCAACATCACCAAGGTTGTGTTCTTCAATGTCACTAAAAACCCCTTTAGTTTCAGTAATAGTCTGCTTCTTAAACCAATCATAAACTGCCTGAAATTCTGGTCTAGTAAAATTGTAATAATCAAACAAACATTCAGAAATCTTAATCTTACTACGTTTAGTTTGGTTTAATACTTGTTTACCGTTTTGATAAACTTTTAACTTAACACCGTTCTTTTCAAGTCTGTTTTGAAAATACTCAGAACCAATCTTTGTATCGTCTGCGTTTATAACGACATGTCCTAAGTTGTCAACCATTTTTAACCTGAACGACAACTGTGATTCGGAAGCATGTAAAAACAATCTAGTAGCTTCTACATCGTGTTCGTTGTACCTGACAATCTTGCTAATTTGTTCTTCATTCAACTCATCTTCAATGCCGTATGGTAAATCCTCGATGTTCTGCATGCGCATATTGAACTCAAGCATTTTAAGACTTGTCGCTTTTGCTTTATTATTGAAATGCCATATACGGTACAAGTCAATTTGCTTAACAATCTGATCCTCATACTTTACTGTATTACCGAAACCTTCATCCTTGAATGAATCAATCTGTTTTTGTGCAATATCAAATACTTTCTTAGCAAGCCAAGTTCCTGTTTTACCTTCTGTGTTTACTTTAGTAATTAACTCATGTAAAACAGGATAGTCAAACCCGATGTTGTTAAATCCTACCAAGTAACAATCGTTTGACTTTAGATATTCAACACAGTCAATTACTCTTTGTATTTCATTCTTGAACTTAGAACACTGGAATGTTTGCTTGTACTTACCGTCTGCACGAACTACACTAAAAGTAAATACATGCTTAAAGGTTTCAATATCATATACCCACATCTTACTATAGTCCATACATTTCCTTTAACTGTTTTCATTAAGCCAATTATCTAAGTTCCACAAAGTATGTGTACTGTTTTCATAGTACGTAGCTCCTGCTGGCCCTGTCAATCCAGTAACCCTGTTCTTAGGAACCAGTATTTCAGTAGTATTTCTCTTAACTAAATCATCTGCCATTTTATCACGTTTTAGGATGATTGTAGCGCCTGCTGATTTAATAATTGTACTTGAACCCATGATGTCCATTTCACCTGAGTTCTCTGATTTTCTCATGTGATTGATATAGATAAAAGATACACCATGTGATTTAATAAAACCCTTAGACCATTTCATATACAGCGACTGATCTTCGTTGCTTAAACCATCCAGTATATCTTGCAAAGGGTCAAGTACAATAATTTTACACCCACATGTAACTACAAGTTCCTCGATTGTATTCTGAATCTCCTCGATTGAACCGTCTCTATTGTCCAACAAGAAAAATCTAGCAGTACCGTCTGTATTGTACATGAGATCATTTGATTTCTCTACAACTTCAGGTGTAGCTAAATATTCAAGTTTATTGTCAAAACCATCAATCAGCGCCAACTTCTTTTTCAAGTGCCTTGATAGCAACACCTCACCGTATTGCCCCGCATCTAGCTCCATTGAGACAATACCTACCTTGTGTGGACTGTTAAAAATCCAGTAGTAAATCATTTCATTTACGAAGGTGGTCTTTCCTACCCCCGTGTCAGCAGCAATGTTGTATATATAACCAAGTGACATACCTCCAACAAACATACTGTTCAAATCACCCATGAAAGGAGGAAAAGGTACTTTAGGTATAGATGACTGAGAAATTATACGGTCGTACAGAGCACTTGAAGGTAGAATGTCAATAGGTATAAACTGCTTTGCCGAATAGAAATCATTGATGAACTTTTTACTTTGATCTTCTTCCAACATTTTATTGGGATCTTTCATACTCCATTCAGCAGTAAATACTTTACCTTTTGGTAAGACCTTTACTAACTTTTCAATTGCTTTTTTACCTGCTTCATCATTATCCATTCCTATAACAATCTTGTCATGCTTATTAAACCAAGCATACTGTTTAGAAACCTGAGATTCACAACCAGTCTCACCTACGGTAGGCGATACAACAGCAGGTTCATAGTCCCAACCTTTAGAAACGTAATAGTCTTTTAGCATCTGATAAGCTGCCAATTGATCTTCTTCACCACCTACGATCAAACAGACTTTGCCGCCGTTTTTGAACTTGAATTGTCCAAACATATCACAGGTATTGCCTGTATTACCAATACTTCCACCAAAGTTCTTTGGATGACCTCTGCGTTTCCACCCACTTAATTCGCCATCCTTAGTACAGGGATAGTAACGAGCAACTACATCTCCTGTTGATTCATCATATTCTGTTCTTACACCAAATACTTTTAATGTATCGTCACGGATACCCCTATAACCGTTACCTTTTAAAGAAGTATTCTGTTTGATTTTTTCAGTTTCTTCTACTGTAACATTAGGTTTTACGATCTTATCTGTCAAATCTAATTTCTCCTTTGATTGTTTAACTTTTGTCTTTACTTTTGACTTCTGATTAGATTGCTTATATTCTTCGCTAGGAACTGTGCTCTGACATACAAAACAATATGAGCTACTATCCTCGTAAACAGCTTTGCCGTCACTGCTTCCGCAGTCTGTACAGGATTCATGTCTGATAAAATTTGCTATGATTATCTCCTACCTAAAGTCTTTCATGTAAGTACAAAATACAAAACCATACTAATTCCCTTCTTCTGCAATACGTTTCTGTCCTGCAATAACACCTTGGTCAAAGGCTTCTTGCAACCACCCACAAGCAATTTTACTTCTTTTCACCAAATCATGTGTTGAAATATCTTCGTAGAATCTTTCACTTCTCAGGGAATAAGATTCAAGAGCATGGAACCAATCATTAAAATCGTTATTCATTTATTGCTCCACAAATTTGTAGTTTGATTCTAACATTGCTTTTGCTTTTTCGTAAGTAGTAAGGCAGTATTCTAGATGAAAGTTGTTAAATGTGCTCCATTCAAGACCACATTCTACATCCATAAAAACAAAACCTAACCGTAACAGACTTAATCTTCTTACAGCGTACGTTTCACGAAACTTAACAATATGCCACTTAAACGGATTATAAAACTTCATGTGTTGCTCCTTAGCTGTTATTCTATGCCAAAACAAAACCCCACAGACTTACCTGAGCAAAACCTAGGGTTATCTGTGGGGTTGATACTACATCAACCTTTCTGTTTAAGCAAATACTTATTACTTACTGTCTTGAAAGTAAACCTTTCATCACCTACCTGACGCCATACAAGACCTTCCCGTAGGGTATTAGTAAACCCTAAGACAGATTTACCGTCTGCTAATACTAACATATCATCTAGGCTAAGACTTCCGATATGTTTAAACAACGCAGGTGCTGCATTTAGGTCATTATCTTTACAAAACGAGTAAAGATCATATACGCTAAGGTATTCTTGTTTGTCAATATCAAAAACATCAAAGACATATAATTCATATTCTCTTAACCCGTAGATATTGCCACTAATACCGGGGCCACATTGTTCTGCTTGGATAGCAAGATTTTTACCTAATTTTCTAAGTTTTTCTTCTAGTTTGTATTTACGTGCATTATTCCAGAATGTATTATCTGAATCTTTTAGTTCAAGATTACGTGAACATACACCAAACTCACCGTTGTATAAGTAAACAGTAAAAGATTGACCTTCTACTTTTTCTTGTACATAGAATTGTACACCTTGTTCTAGTTTAAGTTTTACTTTGTCGTAACAATTCTGGATACGTTCTTGGTCTGTTTTAGGAATAAAACTAGGAAAGTTACCTTTGCAGTCTGCGTTGATAAAATCTTCTGGTGGCTCCCATTTTACAATCCCTAGTTCTTCAGATACGTCAGCACCTATACTATCTTCATTGATAGCAAAAGTTTCTTCTGGTCTACCAAGCAATGAAATAGGTAACAATAAACCCTGAGACAAAAACCCACGAAGTCTAACTGTCCGTAGTTTTTCACCCTTGACTCCTTTATATTCTCTAGGCTCTTTACCTTTAGATAAAAAAGGTGCTAGTTCTGTAGGAATCCAAGAGTCAGGTTCACAGTAAATAACTAAGTCACCTACTTCATATTTACCGATGGAATCTACTACTTTCCAACCGTTAATACGATAGCCACAGATACTGTCTGCACCTTCAATTGGGATTACTTCGGCTACTTTCTGAATACTTGCTAGTTTACGCATTGTTTACTCCTTTATAATTTCCCAATAAGTATGTGGTGCATACCTTTCAAGTGGTGAATCGAAATCACCTAGGTAAAGATTACCGTTACTGTCTTGCAAGACAATGTAGTATGGTTCACGGTCAAACCAGTTGAACAGCTTATCACCTGCTTTTATTTCATTCCCGTGTTTGTCTTGCATGATTCACTCCTTATCTAAATAGCTTACTTCTATTTCTGTATTGCAGCAAGGACAATCGACTATTTTATTAAGGTGTCCAGTTATAAATGTTGCAGACCTATGCAGGTTCTTGTGTTCTGCTCTGAAAATAGTACCACATACGTGACATTCTACTTTATATGTAGGTATTTTACCTTGTTTTATAATTTCCATAGACTACTCCTCACAATTCCCAACAAATCTTTTCTACCTTGTCTTCAGGGTCACAATCATTTATCAATTGTTCAATAATATTCCAATCACCACCTCCCAGACCCGCACCGATTTTAGGGAAGTTTAGCGAATAATCATATGCAGATGCTACACCGATTGCTTCATCAAAGCATTTAACGAGATCGACATAATTCACATATCTTTTTCCATCTTTACCGTAAAATTGTTGGGTAATACCGCTAATAACCATTAAATCGTCACTAACCCAGGTTTTAATACAGATACCTGTATAAAGTTTTTTATTCCTGTATTCGTATTCTACTAAGTAATCTTGATAGACTAATGGGTAATTTTTCTTAATAGCCAATGCCACACCAGAACCCATAACACCCTGCGCATTACAACCGTGTAGAATAATACCAGATTTCACATCTAGTAAGTTACCTTTTCGGTAATGAATTGTCATTGTTTATTCCTTTACTACTAATCTACTACTAATAAAATACCAATGGTGCGTCGTGAAGGACTCGAACCTTCAACCTACGATGTAGAAGAACGCTGCTCTTTCCAATTGAGCTAACGACGCTTTTATTCGTTGATGGTGGTCACTTGACTGTACATCTTAGCGGATATGCACACTCCATTGTTGTGCCGTGATTGTTACCACACACGGCGTGTCTTTACCATCACTTTGCCGTACTGGATTCGCACCAGTATTTCCAAGACAAGACGCCGGGTGTCCTACATGTTTGTTAGACGAACGGCAAAGTGATAGCCCCCGTCTTTCCGGAGTGTCACACGTCGATGTTATTGTAAACTTCTAGGTAAGATTATCCAACACTGCTAACCTTTTGTCAACCCCTTACCAATCTGTGCTGCTGCAACAACAATCGACTTCCGTGTCCTTTCTATGTCTGTATAAATACACGGTACATATCCTTTTTGCTTGTATGGGTTAAATTCCATCAGCTTTGTTGCTAACCTCAAAGCATCCCCATCGTTTTCTAATGGATTCCACCAGCTACCACGACTACCGTCTAGGTTTTCATGTATCCAACCCATATCTTTGACATATACAACTCCACCGTGTACGATTGCAGCTAGTCTGAGAAGTTCTTGACTATCCATAATTCCTTACTCCTTTAGAAACCCTGATTTCTTCTTCATAATCTTCAATAGCAGAAAGTAAAATATGAAAGCACCAATACAAACCTTGACTGTCTTTGCCACTATCAACCCATATTTTTGCTACTTGCCTACAAAGTTCTTGGTCACTCATACTTCCTTACTCCTATATTAGCCTGCCTAAGTAAATCTAAGCCAGAAGTGTCTCTGTAATCTTCTTTATAAACTACTTCCTTAACACCTGCTGCAATCATAGCAGAAGCACAAGCCCTACACAAGCTATGTGTTACATATAAACTACTATTCTGAGTAGATAAACCGTTTCTGGCTACCTTGATGATAGCGTTCTGTTCTGCGTGGATAGTTTCTGGTTTAGTAACCAAGTTACCATCTTCTGCAAAGTATTCACATTCATTACCTAGTTCCGTAGGTAACCCATTTACACCTGCAACTAATGCACCATTCTCAAGAACAAGGCAAGCACCTACCTTTAGTCTCATGGCCTTGGATAGTTTTGAGTGCAAAATAGCAACACCCATGTAAGTATCATCGTTTTCTTGTTGAGTAGGCATACTAAGTCTTTAGTTGTTTCCTATATTTTAATTCTTCTTTAAACATCTTGACAATATGTGAAGGTACATGATGCTGTGTAGATAACACAGATTCAATATGATCTGTTTCCATGTCTTTAAGATAAATAAAAGTAACGGGTTGCTTACCGTCTTTTCCTCTAGTACCCCAGCAGAACACTTCACGCTTTACTTCATGTTTATCATTGCTATATACACTAATGTCTTTAAGACAATCACCGAATGAAATTCTTGTGTAGTCTAACCCACCGTCTAGGAACACTTCACGTTCAAGTACCGTATCGAAGTGAGTAACGTAATCGTGACGATGTTTACTATGTAAGATTGTACCGTCTGGTGTCTGCCAGCGGTTGGCAATTAAGTACCTAGTCATTTCACCCTACCTAATACAGTAATTAGCATATTGATACTGGAAATAATCATTTGTTGTGTATCACGAGGTAAGTCTTTCCATTCTGTAGTGTTACCACTTAATTTACGAACAGCGTCCCAGTATCTTTCTACGTCTGATTTTTCTTTCATGGTATTTCCTTTCGTTTACTATTAGTCTGATTTCATCAAAAATTGTTCTTTTACATTCAATATCTTCCCAGACGTCAGGGTAGTAACCTATACAAAATCCGTGATTTGCACGGAAAGAACCTTCAATCTTGACGCCGTTTACTTTGTCCAGATAAACCCAGGGAAAGTTACCAATTAGTTCTACCTTTATTCCTATTTTTTCTAGTCTTTTTACAAACAATGAAATACGGTTTATGTCTGATTTATTTGACATCCTGATTCCTTTAATTTCTTGTTTAACTTTTTGAGCTTCAAAACTACAACCATACCACTGATGTCGTGTTTGAGATTTGTTAATACATCACTACATGCATCATCTAGGATAAACTTAGAAAGTATACTTAGTTGGTGCTGACAATCATTCAATTTTCTAATAAATTGATCAATATCATCCACACACCAACATCTATTACTTTCAGATACTGAGTGTCTTGGTAGAATAGAATTTTCAAGTATACGTTCTTTATTTTTCATTCCTGCTCCTTTGCTTTCCTATTCAACTTAACAGCTTCTTTAGCTTCTTGTTGAAAGTATTTACTTACCTTTACACCTAACGTACTACTTCCAGTAGTATCAACTACTCTACCAGTAAACGGGTCAGTCCAAACCCTAGGAGGGTTTTCTCTGGTATAGAAAGTCATACATCCGTCTATCTCTGCTTCTTTGTTTTCTTGTACCATCTTAAACAAACCAGATTCAAGAATCTTAAAGAAATCGAGAAACTCGTAAGCATGATATGCACCACCAGAGACTTCAGATAAGAAAACAGCAAAGGCTTTTCTATTTAACTTCTCTGATGATTTGTTGCTTTTAGGTCTTTTAGTCATTTTGTTATACTTTAAATAATTTCTCAACTGCTTTATGAGTAGCAGCATTTCTTTGACTTGCGAAATTAGTTTTTATTTCACCTTGCCAGATTACTTCAAAATCTTCTGGTGCGCTATATTCAGATACAAATACAATATGACCTTCTTCTTTCTTTTGCCTGCACCAGTCAAAGAATTTATCATGCAAAAATGCGCCAGTTTTATAACCAGTAGTCCCTTGGTAAGGTGGATCACAGTATATCAAACTTGGTTCTTGTAATACGATTGTATCGTAGCTTTGATTTACAAGCTCAACACCTTGTAGGTTTGGACTTTGTTTCTGTGCGTTACGTTTACCGTACCCTACGAATGTTGTATCGTCACTTCCCTTTTCTCTGGCATATCCTCCTTTTAGATCAGCGCCGAAACTTGTTACAATGCAAGCCCAAGATGTCAAGGGCGATACTGGTTGTTCTTTGTAGAACTTACGCTGTTCAAAGGTAAAGGAATCGGGTAATTGGTCTACCATGTCACGAATAGCAATTAAAGCAGCAATTGTGTGAGGATTTAAGTCATAACCAATACGCTTAAACCTACTAGGTACTTTATCAATCAGGTTTGCCCCTCCGACAAAGGGTTCAACCCATGTTGTAAATCCTTTATCTTCTGCTGCTTTTAGCATAATAGGCAGAATGTACTTGGCTATTCGGTTTTTACTTCCCATGTATTTCATTGTACCCCCTTATATGCAGTATGCAGATTGCTACTAAACCGATTAGAAGCCTTAGAAGCGATTATTTTACTTTCTGGTAGGGTAGTACCAGACTTAGTATTTAACCTGTTCTAGGTGTGTTTAAATAAGTTTTAGAGATATTGTCGTAGTTCTCGATACTGTCCCAATAGTAAGATTTGATTTTACTCATTCACACCCTTTACTTGTTCGTCTACCTTACAGGTATAGTTTACATTATTTACTGTAAAATTATTAAAGTCGTTACATGCTTTTGCTATTTCTCTTGCTGTGTAAGCTGCTCCGATAAAACCAATACCGAAACATACTAACAGTAACGAACATAACACTATTAAAAAATCAATTAAACTCATTTTCATAATTTATTTCCCTATAGCTTCGTTTACTATCATATTAATCTGTTGTTCCTTAGTGCCTTTTACAAATCCTTGAGATTTAAACCTCTCGTACATTTTCTTAGGATGTGGGTCAGACCAAGAATATGCTTTGTTACTCAGAGCAATAATTTTTGTTTTTAGTGTAAGCAGGAAATCTTCTGTGGTTCTTACTTGTTTATTTTTATACCATACTTTACAAATACTGCAATCAAAATTATCAACTGTTCTGTAAACTGCTTTTACAGATTCCATTTCTATAAATTGAACAGGTATTCCATTAAACTCATAAAAATGTATTTTGCGTAAATCTATAAGATTTTGATATAACCGATTACGTTCTTCATCAAATTCTGCTGTTTGTTTAATCGGTTTACAACCAATAGGAAGAATCTTTTGCAACTGTAAAGCAGCGACACTAGAACTTAGACCTTCAGGTAAACTGAAATAGAAATCTAAATCATTAGCAATATTACCCATGTACCAATCCCTAGGTGCTCCACCTGCTAAAATAGCATGAGGTGCTATAAGTTCTAAGTTAAATAATAGATGGTTTGCTACTTTTTGTTGAAATTCGATTGTCATAATGTTCCTTTAATCTCTAACAAGGCAAAAATAATAGCAAGTATAAAACTTACACTTACTATAAAAGCGTTAACACTGTCACTCACCCTAGGTGCTGTAAAAATAAAGACTACTAATAGGTAAAACATCCAAAACTTCATTGTTGACCCTTTAATAACTTAGCTACCTGCACCTCAGGTAGTTTCTTGTTCAATGCAAAGTTAACCCCTAGTTGAAATGCTTTAAGTACAACATCAGGGTTATCAAAATTATCTGCACCAGAAGCAGTAAGAATAGCACGTTGTTCTTGTTCAGTCAAGTCTATGATGTTTTGCATTGTTGTCCTTGTTTAAATTAGAAACCTGCCATGCAACGTAGGTACAATAAACGATCAAAGGTATCCGATGGTAGTTTGATGTTGTTAGCAGTAAAATAAACTACGTTTTTCAACAATCGTTGAAGATCTGGGTCGTGCTTTTGTTCTTTATTGATTAAAGCAATTTCTTTATCTACGGTAGTAATCCCGTCCTTCATCGCTTCTTTCCAAGTATTTCCGATACTTACTACAGAATAACAAAGCCCTTCCGAAGGTGGAATTGCTGCATGAGCAGTAGACATAATACAAGATAAAGCAATAGCAGTAATACCGATAAGTTTAGTAAATTTCATTTTAGTTCCTTTAAATATGTTCAGTCAAATTTTATAATGTTTTTGTTGTCAATTACAACAACAAATATTTCTTCTTTTATGTAGTTAGTACACTTAAAAGCATAATTATCAACCTTCCAATCTACAGTGATACTTTTATTGTTTTCGTGAGTTACTTTACCTTGCCCAAGTATCTCATTAGAACTTTTTGATAGCACAATTACGTTTTTACCTAGTAATTCAGGTACAAAAGGTCTTTCTGTTTGCCCAGTTACTGTAGGTTTCGAGAAGAACAAGCAACGATCACCACCTTTAAACATAGCCCCTTCTTTTGTGTAACTTTCTTTTACACCTAGACCAGTAAAAGATACAGTAACAGGGTAGTCTCTTGGAATACTACTATCTGTATCTATCACTACACCTTTACCGTAAGCAGTACACCAAACAGTATCACCTACTCTAAAATCATTATTCATAGACTCATTACTCATAAATTCCTTACTCATTCTAATTCCTTTTCAATAAAAGTTTCAAGATTCGATTTGATTTCACGTACAAGTTCTGGTTGCATGTACTCGTAATTGTCATCAATCGCCCATGTATGTACTTTATATGTAAGTGCTTGTCTTGTCAAGTCGTTTGCTTCTTTAATATATTCATCGTAGTTTTCTTGCTTCATAAAAACTACATAGTCACTCCACATGATTAAGTTAAGTGAAAGAGGAATAAGTGCACGTTTTAGATCACTTCCTGCACATCTTGCATTGATACCGTACTCCCCGGCTACTCTAGCTGCTGTTGGCGATCTTAGTAAGCCGATTGAGCATACAAACGCAATCTTTGTATCTTGACCCTGAAAAGGATTCCTAAAAGGACAACTGTTTAGTTCAAAGATTTCTTGTGTTTTGGTTTTCATATTAAACTGCTACTGGTAGCTTTACAAAAGGATGGTACTTGTAGTTTACGATATTAAAATCCGAAGGCTTATAACCGTCAATACCTGTATTTTCTGTAAGAATTTCAAGTGTTGTTGGGTTTTTCAAATCATCTTCAATCAATGGTCGTTCCAAGACTTCTTTCATCTGTTCTACGTGGTTAGTATAAATATGACAGTCTCCTAAGTCAACAATTAGTTTACGAGGTTTAAGACCTGTTGTACGTGCATATAGGTGTGTAAGCATGGCATAGGCTGCAATGTTGAACGGTAAACCTAGTGCAAAGTCAGAGCTACGCATGATTAGCTTTAAGTCCAAGTAACCATCAGAAGTATAGCACTGGTGTACGTAATGGCAGGGAGGTAAAGCCATTTTATCCAAATCACCTACGTTCCATGCACTAACAATATGTCTACGTCCGTTAGGGTTGTTCTTTAGACTTTCAATAAGTTTCTCTACTTGATCTATCTCAAAACCATCATAATTCATCCAACTACGAAATTGTACACCATACACAGGCCCTAAGTCACCTTGCTCATCTGCCCAAGCATCCCACAGTTTACAATTATGCTCGTGTAAGTAATTAGTATTACGTTCGCCACGAAGAAACCACAACATTTCTAAGAAAGCAGTTTTCCAACGTGTTTCTTTAACCGTAACTAACGGGAATCTCTCACGAAGGTCGAATGTCATGTGTGCATCGAAAACACTTAACGTACCTACACCAGTACGATCTTGACGCAATGTACCTTCATTGATGATACGCTTACCTAGTTCAATATATTGTTTCAACTTACCCTCCTATTATGTCTTTATTTATTACTTAGTACCTAACAGTTCATTAAGTTCTTGTCTTGCAATGTATGCAAGTTCAAGTAAATTTACAGGGCAGGTACTATACCGATCAGTTAAGATTCTCCCTGTTTCCAGAAGTTGCCAACAAGAGTCAGGCGTTTCTTTATAAATATCTATTGTTCTTGTCCGATAGAACAAACCTTTACACACATCTACTTGTGCGTAAATCTTACCTTTGTGACCTTTTTCATAATCAAACATATATCTGAAATTACTATATTCCATTGTTATTCCTTTAATCTAAAACATACTCACACATTTCTTCGTCAAACCTAGCCCCAATTTCTTGAGGTGTGACACTAGGTAATACTACTACCTTACCTGTGCCAAGATCAATACCGTGAGAAACTAACAAGTGCTTTTTATTAGTCTTTTCATCATAGTAATCGAATGTCATTAACACAATCATGTGGATTTATCCTTTACTGTTGTTCTTCAGACAAAATAAAATTAGTCAATTGTTCTTTCTTTTCTGAGAGTTCATCGTGTAAATAATCAGGTAAAAGCGGTGTAGCGTTAAGTGACCATGCTTCTATTGATGAAAGAAGTAGTAGAATTTCTAGCGATTCTCTTTTTGTCATAGTTTCGTAATTCCTTTTTTGCACATCTAATATAGACTCATTTACTGTATTGTCGGTTTTCTCATATGTATAGCCTACACTGTTCAGTTCTTCTTCGGATTCTGGTTCTGAACAATTGAAGCAAGGAGGCGATACGTGACAACAACAGCTACCTCTGTTTTTTCTGATTGTTTCCCATGCTTTGTAATCAATGTCCATAAGACACTCACCATTTGTAATATGTTTTAATTCAGACATCGCCACCCTTCTGTGCTGCCGATGTTGCATCAACTATTTCGTAATCTATATCGTATTCATCATCGAGATTCGTGATTCTTATTTTTATGTCAGGTAATTTCTTTGCTCTCATAAGTGTTCTGACGCTTCCTACTTCCAAAGTATCGTTAGAAATCTCATGGTCTAAAAATTCTGCAATAGAACAATATGACATTTCAGCATCATCAATATTCCAAAACATATCGGCATCTGGATGTTTTGTTTTTGCAATAGCATGAATATAAGAAGCCACACAAGTAGGATCTGACATTGCAGATTCCCAAAGTTCGCTCAAATAACTTCCATGTTTTGGTATTTGAAAAGCATCACGACAACGGGCGAGTTGATCGGTTAGATCTTCAATACGCTTTTCTTGGGATTCTACGATGTCGGCGGCTTTGTCTGCTACCTCCGCATAGTCAAGGTTAATATTTCGGTCACGAGAAATGCTTGCACCTACACGCAAACACTCTATCAATTGTTTATGGTCTGTCATTCAAAATCTCCTTAATTTACTTACTGGTATCTATATTACGCTGAAACACATTTGCTGTCAAGTAAGCACCTACCGTAGACACAACTACTGTTGCATAAACACCATCGTCAATCTTCCCTAGGTAAACCAACAAAGAAGCAGATAGTAAAGAAAGCAACGCAACAATAAACTTTCTTGATGTTATTCGTGATATAAATTCTGGGTTCATAACTACCTCCTTTGTTGAACACTGTAGAGAATGTAACATATCATGTTACTATAGTCAACAAGTATTTCATTGGTTGTTTGTAAACAACAAAAAGAAAACCCCTGCACATCTTACTGCTATTATTGATTTTTAATTAAATCCTTTAACTGAATTAACTCTAAACGTAGCTTAGCTACTTCAATTTCAAGATTAAGAATTTCCTTATCAGAAGAAAGAATTTTAATATTTCTGTTGTTCTTTGTTAGTTCTTTTCTTACTTTATATACAAGTCCTTTAGAAGATTCAAAGTTTTGTTTTTGTAAAAGAGTTATTTCTTTACCAACGATTCTGGTTTTCCAACCAGTTCTTAAAGGATAGCTTTCGCCTACGGCTTCAGCTTGTGCTCTGTTCAAACCACTAACATGATCCCTGTTTGAGTTAAACCATTCTTTTGTTACTCTGAAAGATCCATCTAAGTTCGTAGAACTTGACTTTACACTGGTCTTGTTTTTGGTTTCTTTTGATTGTTTCATTGTTAAATTCCTTTCTTATTTATTCTATCTATTTTATCTATCTTATTCTTCTATCTTATTAGTGTGTAAAAAAGTTACAGTTAACTGTGTAAAAAGGTTACAACTAACTGTGTAGAAAAGTTACAAGGTATGTGTAAGAAAGTTACAACAGTTCTTGTGATCTACTCCCAAGGGTAACTACTGCTTTCCTTCTCGTAAACACCAAAACAGTCCTTGAGAACATAGTAAAGTGTTGTCTTTGATTTCATGTTTACTTCTATGTACTTTCTTTTTTGTAGTTCTGAGATAGATTCGTTTACTGTTTTTCTACTCAAGGCGCATGCCTTGGCTATGCTTTCTTGTGATTCAAAGTAGTTTTTCTTTGTTTTGCTAAAGTATTGGTACCTAGAAAGCATGTAGCAATAGACTATCTTTGTACTTGTGCTTAGTTCTTGATTGCATAACAATTCTGACGGAAACCTAAACCATGTCGATGCTTTTTGCATACAACCTCCTTTCTTGTGTGCAAGAATACTACATTTCACATAGAAATACAACAATCCTAAGAATTTTATAAGATTTCGATAAGATTTTTGAAAATTACTTGACAACGTAACAAACCTACCCTAAACTTCATCCAAGTTCTAAGTATTTCTTAGTAGTTAGAAGTAAGAAGGTAGTCTAACAATCAAGAATACCCCTAAAATCGATTTAAACCTACCTACAATGCTTTAAAATTAAAGACTAATGGGTAGGGTGCTTAGATGATAGATTTCTTGTTTAAACGCTTAATTTAGGAGTTAGAAGATGTTTTATGTAGCAATAAGAGGTATTCCTAGTTTTTCTTTCGTACAGAATATACAAGTCTCTAACTTTGAAGAGATTTGGGAGAGATTTGGGTTGCGTGTTAAAAGTCGTGTCTTTGGTTACGAGACAAAGTTCTTAATGGATAACAAGCCTGTGATGCTCTATATAGATCCATCAGAGCATCAGAAAGAAGTTTTACAGAAATTCACTATGCCTATCAAAGGGTCTGGTTGTAGTATGACCTTTAAAGATGGAGTCCTAAGGTCTTCAGGCACTGCTAGATCATCGGGTGATTGGTTTATGATTGAGCCTGAAAATCATCCTGATTATATAGATGTCAAAACTCTATGTGATGAAGAAGTTAGAAAAGAAAGAAAAATCAAAGAAGAAAGAGAGAGAATAGAAGAAGAAAAACATGAATACCTAGAAAGTTTAGTAGATAAGTATGGGATTGACAGGGTCATAGAGTCTCTGTCGAATTTAGAATAACCTTTAAAGAAAGAATTGAAAAATGACTAAACACATTCACGCTGAACTGATGATGGAATATGCTAAAGACGCTATGGAGACTGCTACACCTTGGAGGAGATGGGAAAAGTCTTGGGATGGTTACACATGGCAGAATCTTAAAGACGATCCAGTGTGGGGAGTTGCTTGTGAATACCGCAGAAAGAAAAAGACAATCAACATTAACGGTTTTGAAGTACCAGAACCTGTGAAAGAATCTGAAGTAGAATACGGTAAAGTCTATTATTCTTTCCAACTGACTAGCGGAGAGGAACACCATGTGCAATGGTGCAACAGAGATTCACAAGTTGAACTCCTTAAATTAGGAATGTTGCACTATACTACTGAAGCTATACGTAAACATCGAGAAGCATTGCTTTCTTTTACTAAACAAGGAGTGTGATCATGAGAAACACAACAGAAAATAAATGGTTAGTTGACGATGACCTAGTGTACAGATTGACAAACGGTTCAAACTGTGATGAAATTACCGTAACTATGGCTAATGGTTCCAGAAGCATGAAAGAAAGAAAAGTCAAAGCAAAAGAAATAATGCTTATTCTTAATGCTATTCCTGACTTATTAGATATACTTCATAATGTAGACTTAGGATACACTACTGATAACATTCAAAAACTTATTGCAGAAAAGATAGAGTACGAGGAAAACAAAGATGAAGAATGAACTATCACAATTAAGGCATCTATACGCTAACTTAATCAACGGCGGTGTACGTGACACAGCAAGCGCGAAACGTATTGCTGAAGGTTTGTTAGCACCTGCTATTGAAAGATTAGAAAAGTTTGATAAGAAGTTAGAGGATAAGGAGAAGGCTTATTCTTTAGAAAAAGCTCAACTGGTGTTAGAAATAACTACACTAGAATCTAGGTACTTGAACCAACAAAACATGATTAAAAGTCTAATGGAAGATTACAACAAAAAGTCTTGACACAGTAGCAGATTCGCTACTACAATAGAACCATGATACACAACAGTAAACTACCAAAAACCCATAAGATTAGTTTTACAGAACTAAACAAGGGTAACCGTATTGACAAGGAATTTATGTGTCCCAAAGAACATCTAAGTTTTCATTTACAGAATCTTAGGAAAATTCCTAATATTATTCAGAATTTGAAAGTAAACGGAGTAATCTATGGCTAAACCAAAACACAAAAACAACACCTACGATAGATTTTTCTTTGTTGAAGAAGAAGATATTAAAGAAGTCTTTGAATCTTTAGAACTATCTGATAAGATCAAAGAAAACAGTAATGAAGATACTAACGTATGGAATACCTTACGTACTTCTAATTATCATAACTTGTAATAAATATGTTAAAAGATACTTTCTTTAGTAAACACCAATTAGAAGTAGTAACAGAAAAACTTTCTTGTTATACAATCAGACGATGTTTAATGGATAAGACAAGATTTAACATCTACGGTATTGATCGAGAAGGAAGTCTGTTGTTTCTAATGCAAGACGATCTTGATTTTGAAGAAGCTGCTGAATTAGTAGAAATATTAAATAACCCAACTAAATAAAATGAAACATAGTAAATTTTCTAGTTTTTTGTATGAATTTGATAAAGAAATTCAAAATTCAAATAAGGAATATAAATTTAATCCTTACAAGAAACAACGTAAGAAAAACAAACCGGATTATTCTGAACAGCGTAAAGCAAAACGTAATTTAGATTAAGAGAATCATAGGTGGTAGATAAATCCTAGCGCAAACTAGGGCATGACAAACTGAGGTGGTTACTCGGTAACAAGACAAGATGTATCTTAAATATGTGCCTATATGTTTTATTTGACATATTTAAAGATGGTAATTGCTTCTACCTTAATCATTGGGCAAAAATCTTGTAATAACCAATTACTTATTAGTATTATTATGAATTTAATTAGATATATTATTGCTGTTAGTTGTTTGTTATTTACAACAGAATTACTTGTTCTTGATGTAGTACTTATTAAACCAAAACCTGAGAATCTTACAAAAATTCAACAAGATTTCATAAAACAAGAAAAACAATGCTTAACAGAAGTCTTGTGGTATGAAGCTAGAGGTGAAGGTTATGTAGGTATGCACAAAGTAATGTCTGTAATTTACAACAGAAAACAAAGTAAGTATTACCCGTCTACTTATTGTGGTGTAATACAACAAAAGAAACAATTTAGTTATCGTAATCATTTAACAAAAGGTACTAGCATTGATTTTAAGCCCCTAGGAGCGATTGAAATACAAACCTATAGGCAGGTATCAGAATTAGTAGATAATGTGTTTAACGGGGCTTTTAAGCCTTCCCTGAAACCTTCTGTTATGTGGTATGCTCAC